TAGCCCATGAACCTGCTGCTACTTTTAATTCATTCATTGACTTGCTCCTAACATAGGTACTTGAAAAAAAGCCGAATCATTGTCAGCTTCTTTTGAAAACGAGATATGGCAGTGGTGGTTGTGTTTGTTTGAACCTTCGTATGGTCGCCATTCCCAAGACTTTTTGTCTGAGGCGATACGACCATCAAAGATAATGTAGGTAATTCGTTTTTCTTTTTTAGACTTGCATAAGAGACGAATCTGATCTGCAAGATCTGGCATGAGGTCGGGCTTAGCCCTTCCACTGAGATCACGATCAACATCGATGGCACGAACCCAGCCATCAACATCGGGATTATGATCGCTAGGACGAACTGCGTGTCGAGTATCACCGATCCAACCATCCGATGTGCGGTCACGACTTGGGTATGTGTCATCAAACTGCTCTCTTAATTGAATAGCAGCCTTAGAAAGTTTTGGCTTCATCCAACTAAAAGCTCAGCTTCTTCTTCCGAGATACCTAGCTTCTCAAGAAGTGCAGCCTTAGCTTTAGACTTAGTTGCTGCTTCAGCGTCTGCTGCTAGTCGATCTACTTCTGCATCAGCTTGGATCTTTTCGATTTCTTGAATTTCTTTTGCCGAAAGTTCTACGACACTCAGTTCGCCTGTTTCAACATCATGAATGATCTTTTCCATCTTATGCACCCCATAGTGTGTAAGTACCTGCGCTGAAGGTATAGCCATTGTTTTGCTTGTATTCGATTGTAGATACAGCTGCTGCAGTTTTAAAGATACCTGTTGAAGTTGCTGTTATGTCATCACCAGATGTATTGCGCCAACGCTCAATCCATTGAAAAGTTGTAAATCCTGTCGCTTTGCAATTTTGTAAATAAAGGAAACGAACATTTGCTGTACTTGTATTATCTGGAGCATTGCCAGAAAAACCATTGAGAGTTGAAATTTGGTTACTAGTCGTGATATTGCTGTTGAAGTTTTGATTGCTATAAATTGTACCGCCAATTAGACCATAAGACACCTGATCATAAGTACTTGTAGTACCGTTTAACGTGGCAGAAATGTAACCTGTGCCTGTGCCCCAAGTATTACCTGAAACTTTAAGAATTAGATAATCATAGGAAGTAAGGCCTGTTAATTGTAATTGAGTGCCACTTGTTATTGAGCCAGTTGCAATTTGTGCAACTGTTAAATTACTAGAGCTAGCAGCCTGAGTGTAATCATGAAAAATTGCTGCTCCAGTAGCCGTGAAATACAATAAACCACCTTCATATTGCCCCAAAGCTAAAGAACCAGCCGTATTTACGGTTGCCGTTCCTGCTGTAACTGTGCAGACACCAGCACCTATATTTTGAATTAATACAGTATCGCCTGCTGCAAAAAGAGCTGTATTAACAGTGATAGTTGTTGAACCTGCTGCATTCATAATTACAGTCGTTCCAGCATCGGCAGCTACAAGTACATAACTGGCTGTCTTAGCTGTAGCAGATCCACCACCCATAGCAGTCTGCTGCAATGATGTCATCTGTGCAGCAGATAGCACCTGCCCTGTGGTGAAGGTTTGTTTAGCCATTTTGTCTCCTTAGTAACTTAAAACGCTAGTGTCTAGAATACCGTATAATGCCGAATCTAAGATGAAGCCATCAATTATTGGCTCTGCTGTCGTGTAATAGACTTTCCATGATTGTGGGGTTATTTGGTGATTTATGCCAAAGATTTGAACCGTCTTGGACAAGGTCGTATTGTTTGGTTGGGTAGTGGTGATGCTAATTGGACTAAAAAAGTCCAAAGTCAAAGCTGCCGTTTTACCAGCATCGTAATTATCTTGTTGCAAATCTAGGGTCAATTCGTCCACACGGATTGCAGTTTCTTGCCTTGAAGCTACGAAGGCAAGGGCGTAGTTAAGAGCTTCAGTATCGGTCTCCATGAGAAGCCCTGAAGCATTGTAAGAATGAGTAAAGTATTTTGTTATTGAGGCAGCATCCTGAGCAGTTTGGACTGATCCACCTGTCCGGGTGATTGTAGCCTTATTATAAATTTGACTGTCATCAAAGACCCATTTGACATTGTTATAGCCAATGGCTGTGCCATCATCTTTAAAAACTATTGGCGTGTTTCCTGAAGAAGCTGTGGTTACTGTTCGATCTTGAAAGACTGCCCTACCCTGTCCGTCCATGTAGAAAGCACCGTATTCAGTCTGTGCAACCGTTTGGAGGGCAGTTAAAGCTGTTCGCTGTGTGGCTGGATCTGCCTGACAGGTCGTAAGTCCTGTGTCAATGTCACGCAAGGCACTTGGCCAGCTAATACTGTCAAGGATGCGAGTAATCCGTGTGCCTGTGGTTTCCCCTGCAACTGCCCCAGTAACGGTAAAAAATTGAGCGTTTTGAAATAAACGAAATCCGTCTACTGCCGTGACTGTTGTGTAGACAATGTCACCATCAAACTTAGGCGTAGTCGTATTGTATGAAGTTATGTAACCTGCAAAGACTGGATAAGTTACGGTGTTCCAAGTCGCAGTTATTAAGATCTTACGCATAGGACTCAGATAGGTGTAATAAGGACTAGCAGGGTTCTGAGGATTAAAGTTACCGTTTTGATCTAAGATGCGGATTGAAGCTGTGCCTGTGTTGAATTGCTCAGCTGATAACTGCCGTCCTCGATTAGTCTGGACTGAATCTAAAAGACTAGATACATTGACAATAAGGCTTGCAGTTGAGTCAGACAATACATCTGTACTATCTAATAACGAAGATCCAAGAATAAATGGATAGCCAAAAGATGCACCTGTTGAAAAATCAATGGTTACATTTATTGTTGGTCTAGCCATTATAAAGATCCAGCAGTTGTAATGTAATCTCCACGCTTGTTGAGTCTAATCAGTGAATCTTGGATAAGGTTAGTTAGCTCATCTGGGTTAGCAATGGTGTTGGCTTGGATTGTTATATTGATATCGCGTGATCCTACTCCAAAACCTGCTGCATTTGGTGCTATATATTCTTTTAAATTTGATCCAATTACTGAAACCACTCCACCAAGAAGTGCGGTGTTTAAATTGGTTGCATCAATGCTGGAAGCAACCTGCATTCCATACATTCCATTGCCTACTTGATTAGAGTATTGATTGCCAGCTGTATTGCTGCCACCAGCAACGCCTACCGTTGATGCAGGAGTTGTTTTGGATCCTGTTGAGGCAAGGTTAATTTGACCTAATAAAGCCAAAGCAGCTTCAAGATTGGCCAGATTGATAAGGTCTTTTGGCTTCAAAGATTCCAACAAAGATTTGATATCAATCAACTTCAGATTTTGTTGTTGCAATGAGCTAAGGATCTTCATATCAGCATTGAGTTTATTGGTCGCTGCCGTAATTGATGCTTCATCACCTGCTGCAATTGCAACTTCTAGATCAAGAATATCTTGCTTGATTTTAAGTCTGGCGGTGTCATTGGCAATTTGTAGGATCTGGCTAGAGGTTGTGGCCTTGCCTAATTGCTCCGCTTGGTTGATTAAAGCAGCTTGGACTTGAATAGCATCCATGTTGAATAGATCTGTACCTTTATTTAGGGCAGCGTTTGCCTTATCCAAAATGGCCTTAGCACGAGCATCTTTAAGTTGCTGTGCAGTAAGCGTGGTAATTTTCTTAGTAGAATCTAAAGTTTTTGTCTTATATAAACTTTCAAGGCGAGCAAGATCTGCCAAAGCCGATGCATTATCGCCATTGCGACCAGCATTGACTCGTGACTGTTTTCCTAAATCTTTCAACAAGGAAATATATGGTCCAATTAAAGGAATCATATCTATTGAGAAAAATGATGCACCAGGTAATTTCTTCAACTCAGCAGTTAAAACACCAATACCACGAATGACATCTGCTGTGTAGATTGCGGCATTTTCCATGTTTTTGGCTAAATCAGATATTCCTGTCTCACCACTTAAATTCTTTATAGCATCAATTAAACCTGTGCCAATAATCTCTTTGACATTTTGGGATGCAACACCTAATTTATCAATTGAACCTTGATAAGAATTTGCTGCCTGTTTTGCTGCGCCTGCAAAAGTCACGGTTAATTTATCGATTATGTCATTAAAATTGCCAGCTTTAAGATCGGCCTTTGAAATACCAACGCCCAATTTAGACAATGCAGTGTTATTGCCAAGATATGCCTTGCTGAGAGCTGCCGTTACAGATTCTAGGTCTTTGCCAGTTGATGCAGAAATGTCTAAAGACAATTGTAATAATTTTTGAGATTCAGCAGTGTCGTGTGTGGCGACGGCTAAACGCTGATAGGCCGGACGGAGTTGATCGTCAACCACTCCGAATTCGCTTTGTAGTCTTTGAATAAATGCTTCAGATGTAGCAGCATCTCTTTCAAGACCAACATTTTTTAACGCTAGAGATAACTGCTGTTGTGCTTTTTGATCGGCAGCAGCCGCTTTGATCGATGCTTTACCAAATGCAAGAATTTGCTGACTTCCATAAGCAATGCCTAGAGTCTTAGCTAACTTCTTGACATTTTTAATTAACTTATCGGTTTCACTCTCAGCTTGTTTGAAAGCGTTTTTGCCAGTAAATTCCGCGGCAATATCAATGACTATGTTTGACATATCAGACCTTTGCCTTTGCCTTTAATTTATCACCAGCAGTTTTAATGGCTTTAAGCACAGCTTCACTGGCTTTGCCATGATTTTCTTCGTAGGCACGAAATAGAACACGACCTTCCATCTTATCTGTGCCTTTCATGCTAGATCCATATTTACCAGTTTGATTCTGGACAAAGCGACTATTGGGAGTTTTACGACCCATAGTCTCGTATATTGCTCCAGCTGCTGTTTTATTAAATACACGAGCAAGTGATCTAAAACCTTTACGATTTGGCTTAGACGGAGTTGCTTTGTAACCAATGCCAGATTTGGCCAATTTGGCATCATAAGTTGGAAAAGTCCCCTGTGAATTTGGACGAACCAACCATCCGCTCAATACCTGTGTGTCATCTGGCAGATACCCTTTAGCAGCCTTTACAATGGGTTTTAAGGCCACAGCAATCTCTTTAGGTAATTCTTTGCCAAGATCGGGAGCAAACTTGCGTAGAGCCTTACGGAGTTCAACGCCGCCTTTGACTGTTGCTGGCATCTTTGATCTCCTTTGCTTCGTCTTTTAGACCTTGCACCAATGCATCTAGCATTGACTTGTCTAGCTCTAATAATTGCTGTGGCGCGATTCCCAATCTAATGCTTAGCCTAGCTATTAGATAGGTGAACGGAAGATCGCGCTTTAAGCTAAAGGGTCTGAATCAAGCACCTCGACACTTTGTAGTGTCTCAATGAAATCCATACCAAAAGGCTTAACAGATTCACCTGACCTGCGAGTGACTTCCCATGCCAACCAATAAACATCCGACTGCTTTTCCTCATCGCGGAAAGCCTTATGAAAACCCTTTTTAGCA